CTTCTTCAAAATTAGCATTTCCATATAATATTTTTCTTTCATTAACACCACTAACATAAGCAAGAATTAGTGTTTGTATTTCATCAGCCTGTTGCTCTGTAGTTACAAACAAAACAGGAGCTAAGTCATCTCTAATGACAACTTTATCCCCTTCAATTCTTGGTAGTGAAATCGCACAAGCATTGCCAACCATGAAGCGAGTTTTACCGTGACCTGATGGAGCGCTATTTATATACATTTTACCGAAGCGAGCTCCGCGCACAATGTAATTGAAAATATCGCCTTCAAGTGGTTTGCCAACTTCTGGTCTTTCTTTTAATTCTTGATATAATTCAAGAATGCCTAATGCGGCCTTTTGAGTTGTAGTAATAGCTCGTGATACGAAACTATCTTCTACCTTATTAACTTTCTTTAAAATAGTCTTGACAATGTCATCAACTGTAATGTTGTTAAGCTTTTCGCTTTCTTTGTCAAGGTGCATAAAGTCTACTTCTGGATTATAGAATTCTTTGGTTTCAATACCTGCTTTTTGCAAGTCTCTTAAAACGGTAAACTTTTTTAATCTTTCATAGTAAAAATTAAACTTACTAGAGTCCATACTATCAATGAAGGGTTGAAGCCCTCTAAGATATTCATAGCCACCAGCAGATTTAAATACTTCATATTGTTTATTAAATTGACCAATGTAAAGGTCAATATCTTGCGGTGAAATGTTTTGTGAACCTTCAGCCGCAATATTAGCGATTGCACCAAAAACTATTTTGTAAAATTCATTATCAAAATCGTTAGTTGTGAGTTTGAAATTTTCTTGGTCATGGACTAGCTCCGGATTTTTAATTAACCCAGCGATAATCATCATGGCCGCATTTCTGTCGAATAGTGCTTTTGACACGACCACTCACCTCTGCTTTCTGTTATAAATTCTCGATGTCTACTATATACCTACCACTGCTAGGTTTATTTTTTCTTGGCTTCACCTTTATAACTTTAGTGACTCCTTGAGTAATTTTTTGTGCCTCTTCTTTTATGCGGGCACGTTCGATAGCTTGAGAGCTATAGTAGCGTTGTGCTTCTTCCATGACATAGGGAACTATACCTATGCCCTTTCTTCGGTCAGGCACCTGACCTTGTACTTCAACATAATAAGCAACCGCACGGGCAATATCTTTTTCAGAGTACCCGTGCAGTTTTTGGAATTTAGTAATTTGAGCATCAATCATTGAGTTAATAGCGTCTACACCGTATAGCTCGCAAATCAATTGCTCTAATTCTTTCCTTGTCATTAAAGGTTTACTTTAATGTCTAAAAGTTCTTGTTGAAGTATTTTAAGTTGTGGTTCGTATACTTTACTTGCTTGGCTAAGTTTAATTTCCGCACCCATAATTGTAATTATTTTTTGTTCAACAATTTGAAATGCATCTGTTTCTAAAAGCTCTTTAGCAAGATTAACTACATCAAGCCTTAATTGTTCAAAATCTTCTTCTTGAAGTTCATGTAAACTGTATTCTTTTTCTTGAACAGTTACAATGCCTTCAACTTTCTTTTGTTCTTCAATTGCTTTCTTCATTTCTGCTTTAAGGTTATCATAAGTAAATTCAAACCTTGTCGAGAAATAACGAGAACGTGTTTTAGTTTCAATTTCTACTAATTGGTTATAAGCAAAAACTGTTTGGTTTTCAGTAGTTAAAGCACCATCTGTATTATCTTTATATTCTTTACGAACATAGAAAATAAAGTCCGCTAAACCTTTAATGATTGCGGCTGGACGCTTATCGATATCTACTTTTGATTTAATGTTGTTCTTTTCTTCAATTTCGTCTGCGTGTGCAATTAGGACTAACCCGTAGCCCATTTGAGGAATAGATAGTATTGATTTTTCAAATTCTTTACGAATCGCTCTCCAACCTTTACCGAATCCAAGATCACCAGCATCAGTAACGCCGTATTGTCCTAAGACATATTCCATACATGCGCTGTAAGCTAAGGTAACTGTATCGACTATAATTGTTTTATAAATAGAACGAACTTCATCTCTTTTTAATTCTCTTAAAAATTGTTTGAAGTCTGACCAGCTTTGAATTGGCTGGGCTTGAACACCGTCAATAAACTTATAACCGATTTCAAAAGCTGCTAATAAGCTACCTTCGAATCCTGCGGCTACTGTTGTTTTGCGTGTACCTGCTTCACCATAAAATAAAAAGATTTTATCATGAAGACTTTCCGAAATAATATGTGGTTTTAATTTAGTCAAATCCATTTGTTCACTCTCCTGTTAATTAGTAAAAGGAGCCGCTTTATTAACGACTCCTTTTGTGTTTGGATTAAAGTAAAGACGTTCTTGGAGTCTTTGCTGGTGCTGGAGCTGCAGTGGTTGTTTTACCACCTGTGGTTGTTTTACCAGTTGTAGCTTGACCTTTGGCCGCATTTTGAATTGCGATACCATCGTCATCATAAGCACGAGTAAGTTCTAAGATATCTTGTGGCGAATAAGCGCCTTTGTCTAATGGTTGAGAACCGGTTTGAATAAGATAGTTCTTATATGTGTTGTGATAAACACGAGTCGATTCACCAAAAGCTGTTTTTTCAGAAACTTCAACATCTTCATTGATAATTGAAATATTGCCACGAACACTAACGGTCATACCTTTTTCGTATAAGCGTTGAATTGCAGTAACAGCAGTTTTGTTTTCTTTAGCAACCGTAAACTTAACTAAGTTTGGCTTAGTGTTATTCCAGTTTGCTTGAGCTACAAGCATTTCATAAGCAACTAATTGACCATCTTTAGAATTCTTTTCATAAAGTGGCTTTACGATATAACCAGCAAATGAGAAATCTGTTGTATCTTTTTCGCCAGTATCAGCTGCCGCAACATAACGTCCACGATTTACAACCGTAGAAACTAATTGCGAGTTTTGTGTTGAGAAGAAACGGCTTTCACCTAATTCTCCAGATACACGAACACGTTTATTTAACAGCGCGCCTAAGTTGGCATACGTGTCAAAAAGCTTATTTCCTGTTCCGTCTTGTTTGAACTTATTAGAGTAAAGTTCGACTTCGGTAAGTTGTTGTCTTCCGTCAATTAATGATTTAATGACGATTTTTCCAGAGATAAAATCCTTACCTGTGCGACCAGAAGTTTTGTTTTCTAAATTTACTTCTACTAAGTCACCTACGATTTTAAAACTGTTTTGTTTGGCTAATTCTTTTTCTGCGTTCATTGTTATTCCTCCATAGAATAATTATAGGTTTGTCCTATATATTTTTTGTTGATATTATTCAGCGTCAACTGTCGCTGCGTCTACGTCGAATGTCTCACCTTTAGGTGTAAGGTTATATGCTTTATATTCCTTGACGACATCGACTCCGTCTGTAGAAATCGTTCTTTCGGTATCAACCTTTTCGATCAAATCATTCTTCACTAATGAATTCAGAACACCGTGAATTCCTCGTGGATTTAAACCGACTGCGGCAGCGATTTCGTCACCGAAGTATTGGCCGTGATTAGCTTGTAAAAAACTAATAACGGAAGCTGTCTTTGCTGTTAGCGTAATTTTTTCCATCTTTTTTCCTCCTGTTCTCTTTTTTATATTTGCTATTTGATAAGGGGCTCTACTTATCCTTTAGCAGTAAAAGTATTTTCTTTTACATAATAAGTTTACCATAAAATAAAATAAAAGTCAATTTCTACTAACCAAAATTGATAGTTCATTTAAGCTTTACAAAAGTAAGTTTTGCATCTTCACCGCACGTACTACAGTAGTAGCCTTCTGCTTGTTTTTTGTATACCTTTGTCCTACGAAATATATAATGTCTATTGCTACACTTATGACAATCTGTATAAGCAACAGCCCTGTTCATAGCCGCGACTTCTTCACCTTCAGTGGATTCAGCATAAATTTTAATAGAGGTGTTAGTTTTGACAGATATCTCTCTAGCTAGCCGCATCCAGTTATGGTCGTGTGAATGTTTATTTCGATCTAATGCGTGAGATAACTCATGCATAATTGTATTTCTAACTTCTTCTGGTCCATTATTTTCCCAGTGAAATTTTGATATTTTAATAGTATATCGATCTCCATTTCTGACGCAAACCCCCATTGTTGATACGGAGTTATAGTTCATACTAAATGATAGATTTGTTGGTAGGTCATATCCAAGTCCAATAAGTTCATCTCTACACTCAATAAATAAATTATAGGTTTCTTCTGCTGTCATTAGTGACTCCTTTAAATGAAAAGACTTTTTTCTTTTCTATACTATAATTATAGCATATACTTTGAAAAAAGTCTAATTTTATAAAACTAAATTAAGCAATCCAATTTAATTGTACTAAGTTTAAATCAGCATCTAAATCAGCTAAAGTAGATGAGGAGTTAACAGGATAAATATCATTAGCAAGAACAATATATAAACCTTCAGCTAAATCATTATAAATTTCTTCGTATTCTGCAACTGTAAAGTTTTCAAATCTCCAAGAGTCTTCTGCAGTTGGTAATCCAACGCCTCCATTAGTTGCGTCTAAAATTGTAATTTCTCCACCAGGAAATTCATCATTATAAAAAGCATCAAGAGTTTGATAAACAGAAG